TCAGCGAGCGTCGGGCCGGATGGCTCCTCCAACACCGGCGGGCATGGCTGTGCCATTGGCAATGGCAGCGTTGTCCCGGAAGATGCGCATCCAGTCATCGCCAGTGCGGCAGTCAACAATATCAGGCGTCGCATTCTTGGCGGCCTCCACAGTTTTCGTAATGGTCCGGTACTGGACTTCCTTCCTGTCTCGCGCTTCGAGGTACATGCCGTAGGCGGTATCGGCGTTCTCTTGCCATTCCTGCACGGCTTTGGCTTGCTCGGCCTTCTGGGCAGCGACGCCGGCGGAATGCCCTCGGACGTAACCGAAACCGGCAGAAATAACGACGGCCAAGAGGAGCCCACCCCAAACGCGAGGATCGAGCCACGTCACATTGCACCTCCGGCTTTCACGTACTGCTGAAGCAACGGCTCAAGCGCATGCTCGACCTGACCGTAACCAGCACCGGGCAGACTCGCCCAGATATTCCGGCACTTCGAAATTGCTGACTCGATCCTTCCCGCCTTGATGTCGGCCAGCGCGCCGCGCTCACGAATCTGCTGGATCGCAATCTTGTCCTGGCTGACCGGCGAGAAGTCTGGGAGCGCCAACTGCTGCTTGTACACGTCGAAGTAACGCGAGAGCAGTTGGTATCGGCCGGCCGCAGTCGACCACACGTTGAAGCGCTTGATCCACACCGATTTCCTCGGATGGTCGGCGTAACCGTTGAACAGTCCGCCGCCGACGATCACGTTGTAACCATCATCCGCCCCGGCAATGCGCGACGTGAATTCTGACCACGCCAGCATGTCGAGGAACGCGCACACGTTTTGGCCACCAGCTGTGACCACGTCAATGCGAGCCATGCCCCCTCCCCTTACTCATCCAGTACGCCTTCCGCGCCATCAGCCAAATCGAGACGATCGCAAGCCCAACAAGCATCAGAACTTCCGGTCCATCGATTGCATGCCGCATCCAGACGGGTTTGAAGAGGTTTCCGACAGACGCCAGGCCGATAGCGGAAAAGCCCGTCGTCCCCCAGAAACCCGTTTTGATCGCGTCACTCAGTGCCAGCCAGATGCATCCGGCCAGCACGATGACGTTCGCAATGAAGAACACCGACACCCAGATCATTTTTCGAGCCCTCCGAAGAGTCGCCGCTTGAGAGCCCCGATCAGGTCGGCATCGTTGATTTCCTTGAACACTTCTTTCGCAAGCGCGAGACCGAACAGCCCCATCAAGAAGCCAAACGCCTGCTGTGCGCCGGCGTCCGTGATCGCGAAATACATCACGAGCAGCGGACTGAGGTAGTAGGACATCGCCGCGCCGGCCGCGAACGACACCGCTTTTTGCTTTTTCGTCAGCCCTTCACCGATGAATCGGAGCGCAATCAGCGATCCGACAGCCCCCGGAAGCACCTTCACCACCACGGCCACTGCGGCCGCCACGGCACCCGATGTTGGTTCTGCCATTGGTTCGTCCCTTGAGCGCCCCCGCGCCCTCCCTGGAAATGAAAAAGCCGCCTTCGTGAGGCGGCTCGCGTAGCCGATCTATGACCGGAGGTGTCACATGAACTTCGATTTCTTCGCCTGTCTGGCCTTCGCAGCCGCAATTGCGGCAATTGGCCTCGTTGCTGCCGCGTGCGCCCTGTAGAGACGCCCCATCAATAGCCCGTGACATCAATGACCATGAACGTGGCACCCAGAGAGCCCGCAGCGTCATAGTCTCCTAAGCTGATGTCGGTCCCGAATCGCCCGAGGAAGTAGTCGAATACGGCGGTCGACCCAGACATCCGGCATCCGACAACACGATTCGCTATCGTCGCTGTAGATGCCCCCCGTCCGTCTCTATCCCAAAAGTCCTGTTGTTCGATTTGAGCGACGGCATAGGTCCGCGACGAGTCATACGCTCTTGAAGTTGCCCATGGCATGGGCCAACCGGGGCCGTCCATATACGGAGGTGGCAACACCGAAGGGTCCGGCGAATAAACCTGCACGAAGTCCGTCACGCGCGAATATTGCAGGCCGCTATCGAATGTCTTTTGACCAGCAGCGTTGAACAGCTGGAGAATTCCGTTTCCGCCTACGAGGTTGGCTGGGGCGAAGATGTAGTACGCGACGGAGGCAGGTGCGTTTGACGACAGGAAAAAGAACATCGTCCCGCCGGATCGCCACTGATACTTCATCGCGACGTTCCCGGTCGAACGAAATGCCATGAAGCACTCACCGGATCCCGGGTCAGGGCAACTCACCACTACACCGCAACCTTGCGTCATGCCCGCGCTGTAGTGGTCGAACTGGTTATTTGCCCCCAAAAACGAAGTGCTCGCAGTACCTTTCGTGACAATGGCGTAGCTTGAAAAATTGTCGTCGATCAGCACGGAACCGGAGTCATTAATTACCTCGATCAACGCCATCAATATTCACCGTAAAACACCGTTACAGTCGCCCCACTTGGGCTATATACCGAGTAGCTCACGACGTTTCCGCTAGTGCGCAATGACACTACAGTCCCGACAGCGCTGCCGCTCACATTTGAGAAGGCCCACACACGGCAGTTGGCGTTCGATACCGATACGGAGAACGACCCGCTGCCGGTCACGGCAACCTGCCCGATCTTTCTCGACAATCGTTTCGAAAGATCAAGCTGCAATGAGCCGTCGGGGTTATAGAGTTCAAATACCGGCATTCAAACCTGCATGCGGATGCGTAGCGTTCCGTTCGAGTCGTACCACTTCGAACTGTTGTTGGTTTCAACTCGCCGACCACTTCCGCCTACGCCGTTGTTCTCGTAAGATCCGGACTTGTCCAGGCGCCATCCCAACAGACCAGCGCTGTAGTTGTTCGACTGAATGTAATCGCCAATCATAGCGTTCGTGATCCAGCCGGTGCCGATGAATGCCTGGTTGATGAACGTCTGACCGCCTTGAATCACGAAAGGCGTGCTGGTCTGGCCGTTGATCAGATTCAGGAAAGCGAAACGGTCGGCGAGGAACAAGATTTGCGACTGCGTCGGCCCCGTCTCGTTGCTGACCCCAATGCCCATACCGGCCCCGTAATACACTCCGTCGACTGTGGCTCCCACCTTGATCTGGTACGAAGCCGAGACCTTACCGTCGAGCGTCGCCATCGCCTGAGCGGTCGTCTGCACGAGTGCCGTGTTTTCGCCGATCGTCGCCTGCAACGTGGTCACTTGTTGTGCAACCGCTCGATCGCCGTCCTGAATCAGCGACTGCACCGAAAGCACGCCGGCATAGATGTTGATCGACCCTGCGTAATCCTCGGTGCTGCCGGCAAACGGCGGCTGGATCGTTGCTATGGTCTCCAGCAAGTCCTGCGAAAGCTGGGTCTCGCCGATCTTGCCATTCAGATAATCGAGAATCTCGGTTGCATCTGCGCTGGATTGTCCCCTCACGCCGCCACCGGCCGGATACCACGCGCCGATGTTGCCGGACTTGTCGATCAGGCGCGCCCAGAAGTAGAACGTCGCGCCGGCCGCCAGGCCCATCATCGTGTGCGTGTTCTGCGGGAATGCGAAGTCAGCCAGTTTGATCGCCGTGAACAGATCATTCGTCAGGCTGTACCAGACCTCCGTGCGCTCGACGTCGAGCGGCCCCGTCGGGAATCCCCAGTTGATTTGAATGCCGAAGACGATGCCTGTGGCCATCAGGCTCGTGACGGTCGGCGGTGGCGACGTCTTGCCGTTCAGGACCGTTTCCACCGAGTAGGCGGGGATCGACGGCACCTCAAGGGCGTTGAGAGCCGTGACGCGCGCAACGTACTTGCCAGCGTACAGGTTCGGCACCTCAAGACTCTGCGAGCCCGTCCGGCCAGCCTTCACCCATTCGCCGTTGTCGCGCCGCCAATCGACGTCGTAAGCGATCGCCTTGTCAGCCGGTATCCACTTGATAACGCCGGTCGTCGACGCGATGCCCTGCGCGATGACAGAATACGAGTCCCACACAACATCTTTGGCGGGCGGCTGCACGGACGGAGGGATGACGCTGATCGGCCGCTGCTGCAATCGCGTGCCGCTGTCGATGGCCGCATATTTGTCCGGGTTGTGCTGGATCGCGTTCACATCCCATTGCAGGCCTTCGCCCTGCGCGATGCTCAGCACGCGGAACAGCTGAGTTTTCAACTGCGTGCTCTCTACAATCCAAACCGCTTGCGACTGCACGGCCTCCGTCCAGTTGGCCGTGACCGTAACGGCATTGCCAACCACCGATTGCACAGTGCGTGTCTGCCGGGTTCCGCTCGGCAAGATAACCGTCAGCGCGTCTCCCTGTGCGATCTGGTCGACCTTGTCGAGAACGACCGTCGTGCCCGCTGCCGACTTGACTCGTCCGCCGATGCGCCGCCCCGCGCGCGAACCGTCTGCAACGCTGATGACGCTACCCGGCGACACCATAGCTTCTTCGAGCCCAATGGAGAAAGACACAGACTCCGTCTCCAAGCGGCTGCTCAGGAGCGTCCAGTGGCCGACACGCTGCGCCTGCCCTTGGCTGGTGCAGCCGAACGCCGTCGTCTCTGTCTGCTGAACGCCATAACGCGCAATACCGTCCTGATCTTCGACGTACTCGACCTTCGCCTTGTAGAAGTCAGCCGGATCGTTCCACGTGACCAGAGCGACCGTCTTCCGGGCCTTCCAGCTCGTTCCCGTATAGGTAAACTCACCGACGACGTTCGCGTTCGCGAAGCTGTAGACAGGATCGCCGGGCATGTCGGCCACGGCCACGACGTTGCCGTTCGCCCAATAAGCCATGCCGCGAAATACCGTCGCAAGATCCTGCAACACCTTGTAGGCGTCAGCACGCACTTGCAGATAGCAGTTGCAGGTGAAGCGAGGCTCTTGGCCGCCGCTGCCATCGTCGACCAGCTCATCGCAGTATTGCGCGATCTGGTACAGCGACCACTTGTCGATCTGAGCGGCATTTACCCGATGACCTAGGCCATAGCGCGGATGCAACACTAGGTCGTAAAACACCCATGCCGGATTGTCCGTCCACGCCGTCTTGAAGGTGCCATCCCACGATCCAACGTAGGCGCGCGTCGCCGGATCGTAGTTCGACGGCACACGGATAATGCGCCCCTTCATGTCAAACGACCGAGTCGGGATGCTCTTGAACTGCTGCGCGTCTACCTGAATGCCTACAAGCGCCGTATTCGGGTAGCGAAGCTTCGCGTCGATGATCTCGGCGATGCTCTCGATGTTCGTCGTATCAGCGATCGTGCTGCTGTTCGCGTTCGGCGTGATTCGGCGCACTCGCACCGTCCAGCCAGAGGTCGACGCGGGCAGGTTGATGCGGTGGCTTCGCTCGTAAGTGGACGTCGTCTTTCCGTCGAACGCCGAAGACAAGACCTCTTGGAACGCGCCGCCTGCGGTAGACAGATCGATTGCGTACTCGACCCGGTAGCCGGTGATGTCGCCGTTGCTAGTGTTCGCCTGCGAGAGCGCCGGAACCGCCATCGTGATCCGGACGGCGGACAGCTGCGAGTTGCTGACCGCCCGAACCCACGGCGTCGTAGACGTCAGCGTGACACCTACCGACGTCTCACTTTCCACCGAAGGGAACCCTGGAATGTAGGCCTGGTCTTGCGTACCGGTCCGCACGTCAACGCTGACGTTCTGAAAGTTGGCTGTCCCGTCAGGATTGACGAGCGGCGTGCTGTCGAGAAAAACGCTCTGCATTCCATTGACCAGCCCCACAACGTCACCCTCGGACGCCGCATCAAGCACCTTCGCGTATGCGATCGAGTGCAGGCTATCGGGACTTTCAGTCGGGGTACGACTCTCGCCACCGCCCTTCCCACCCCCGCCGCCATAACCAATGATGTATTTCATGCGCCCCAGAAAAGCAAAAACCCCGCGCTCGGCGGGGTTACAGTGGATTCGATGCTGCTTATGCTTGGTCTTCGGCGTAGATGCCAGCCGAGATCACAGCGCCGCCGATAATCATTCGGCCATACAGAACAGGCACCGGGTTGCCCTGCGCCTGCGTGTTCACAGGGCCGTTGAAGTTGTAGTTCGCCCCGTTATCGGGACTGTCTTTCACGGAGAGGCCGACCTGTTGGGGAGAAAGAAGCTGCACAACCCCGCCGAGCGCCATGGAAGCCCCGAGCAGTCCCATCGTGGTGAAGGCTTTTGCAGAAAGGCCGAGGAACTGCGGCTGAAAGAATGAGAGTGCCAACAAAGCGCCGCCCAACAGAACCTGAAAGAGTCCTGCTCGTTTGGCTCCGGTCATGACCGGAGCGATGCGAATATCGTCGGCCCCAGGTGGAAGCGACAACTCATCTGCCGTCAGATTGCGCTTGCCCACAAAAACGGCGTATCCAATGCCGGCCGCTTTGCTTCCAGCCAATTCAGCCTCAAACCCCTTAATCTGACTCGACAGCGCTCGGATGGCTTCGCGAGCACTCCCAATGGCGAATCTATGCACGCGGCCAAACTTCGCACCCAGCTTTCCGTATAGGCGAACCGTTCTGATCTTCTCCACTAACACTCTCCCAAAACAAAAGGGCCCGCTATCAGCGGGCCCCAAGACGATGTCGCTTCTATCGTACGGACGTCGGCTCCAAAGATGGATCCTCTCCGGACCTGATTGAGATTCTGAAGTTCTTTTCTTCGGCCGCTGCTACAGTCGCGGCAATCTCGCGCATGTCTGGCGCCGACACACCGCAGAAAAGTCCGCCGCCAGCTATCGGACCTATGCCCAAGATATGTTCTTTCGGCTCAACGTAGAATCTTGCCGTTTGCCCAGGATCAATACGGGCCGCGACTTTGCCATCGATCAAGAACCCGATCGGACACCCCGCCCCATTTCTTCCTGCGTCACGAGTAACGACGATTGACGCCGACATCTTGTCGGTCTTGTTCTGATAGGCATATAACCACTCAGCCGGAACCTTTTCAGCGCTACTCGCTGGAATCTGCGTCGTTGAACATGCACTCATGAAGAGCGCAAGCGCCGCGACAGCGAACGAACGAGCGTGTTTCATTGGACCCCCAACAGTTGATTCTTGCCGGGAATCTTACCCTATCAGGGTTTTGTGCCTCAGAACACAGCGGGTGATCTCCCGCCAGTAGCCGCCATACACCTCGCGCGTCGACAGGCGTCCGTGCATATGGTGGAGCATCAGCCCCTTCCCGATGTACACGCCCGCGTGATTCGGCACGTCGGCGCGCCGCTGCATCAGGATCACGTCGCCGACATTCTCCGGCGCGTCCTGGTTCAGGTGCACGAAACCAGCTTTCGGGTAGCCATCCATGTAGAGGTTTTCCCCGTTCGCCCACCAGTCGTCACGGCGCTCGAAATCCGGCAGTTCGATTTTCATCTCTCGGGCGTAAAAATCCCGAACGAGCGACCAGCAATCCAACACGCCGTGCGCGAACGTGCGACCGACGAGCGGAGCCCGGTAGCCGCTCGGCTCGATCGTGCGGAAGTCGTCCGCTGGCCACGACAGGATGTGCCACGGAAGGCCAGTTGCTTCGCAGCTCACCATATCGGCCTCGCTGGGTGTCGCTGGGGCATCTGGATGCGAGTGCACGACCGCGATCACGTCGCCCGCGTCCTCGGCGGTTACGTAGTCCTGCGGGTCCATCACGAAATGTTCCGTGCCCTGCGCAAGGTTACGGCAGGGCACATAGCGCTCGCGCCCCTTCGCTACTATTACGAGGCCACAGGCTTCGCGCGGATGTTCTTGCGCCGCGTGTTCGCGAATCGCATTCAGGGTTCTGTCTTTCATCAGCTCGTGCGCACCAGGTCTGCGGCCGGAAATCCGCCATACGGCAGTTCGTTATTCTCACCAAAACGGCACTTGCAGGACGAGACGCGGCCACCGCATTTATCCAACGAAGGATCGGCCACCGGGTTGTCGTTCTTGTCGAAGTAGGCCGCGCCCGTGTAGCCGCAATACGGACCGCGATACCCACCGATCGTGAGCCACACGCAGACGTTCGCGACAATCTGACGGCGCGGAAGCTGCTCGCCATTGAAGTCGAGCGCGCTCGCCAGCTCAAAAGTGACCGATTCGTTCGTCTCTTCCGTCTTCTGATTGATGTACCAGAGCTCGGGGGGGAGCTGCTCATCCGGATCTGCGGTCGGGTTGCCTTCAGGAAAGTTGCGAGCGTCGAGGTATTGGCCGAGCGTGCGGAAGCGGGTCAGCTTCGCGCCAACCATGTCGTCAAGAAAGAGGCATAGCGCCGTTATCGAGCCGTCGATGTTGCCCACGGAAAGCGTGGGCGTCGGCTGCTGGCTGTCTCCGCTTCGCGCAAACCCCTCAACCTCAATCGGCCAAGGCGAAAACTCGTTGCCCTGCCACCAGATCGGGCCGAACTGCGTATGCCCGTGAAATCGCAGTACGTCACCATGCTGCTCCGTCGCGTCGAGTTGAAAAAGCTCAACAAGCGCCCCCGGCTCCAGCGTCTGAATGTCGGCGGTGATACTCATTGCGCAGGAAGCAGCAGCGGAAGGTCGAGTGTCGGCGGGGCGACGAACACTCCGCTTTCGACGGTATAGCCAGGAGCAACCGCCGAACTTTCGGGAAGCTCGACGGCATCCTCAGGAATGTCCGCGCATCGCGTTTCACCATCCCAAATGACGACGTTCACTACGACGTCGTCGACGATGATTGCATAGCGGCTCATCACGAATACTCCAAAACAATAATGGCCCCTGGTGCGCCCATTCCTCCACTGAGCGCGCCGGAAGACGGGCCTTGGACATTCCCACCGCCTCCCCCGCCGTACCCCGTCCCAGCAACTCCGGCCCCTACGATGGTGCTGAGACCGCCACCGCCTAAATGAGAACAGCCCCCAGCACCCAAGTTGATGCCGCCGGTAACGATGACAGAAACAGGGGTGCTAGGTTGTCCCGCTACGTTGGCAATGTTTCCGCCGGATGCACCGCCGCCAGCAGCGGGGATCGCATATGAAGCGACGCCTCCAGGTGCCCCCACAACGCCACCCAAACCACCCAGTGCCGAAACCCCCGCGAAACTTGACGTCCCTCCAGCACCACCGGCTGCGCCCGTCCCTCCGGAACCGGCCGCACCCACAACGAACGATGCACCTGAGAATCCCGAGGTAAATCGATGTTCTGCGTAGCCGCCACCACCACCGCCGCTTCCGCTAGAGTTTTGGCCGGAACCAGTGGCTGGGCTACCGGCACCACCTCCGCCACCACCCTGAACTCGCACGACAATGCTCGTAGTGCCTGGTGTGGGTGTGTATGTACCACTCGATGTGAATGTCCGAATACCAATCAAGCGACCAGATATCGAGGCTGACGGGTCGACAATGTTTGTCCCGTCCGAATACACGCTCACCGTCTGGCCGGGTCGAATATCAACTGCGGTCGAGCCAGTCGAAGTCTTAAACGTGAGTGCATAGGCGCCGGTCGTGCTGTTTCTTACAAGGTAGCGTTGTGGGGGAGACGGCGGAACTGTGACGACTCTTGCCCCCGTCAGCACGCCAGACAAATCAATGACGCCGGCGAGGGCGTCAGCATCAGTCAAGGCAATTGTCCCTGCGCCGCCGACGTCCTTGGTCAGCTTTCCCTGCTCTCTCAAATACAGCTCGTCAAAGTTCGCGTTTGTCTTCGTGAACCCAGAGCGGGTTGTATCGCCGTCGGTGCCACCCGGGGGCGTCCCAAGATTGATAGTTTGCTTCGTCATTTATGGAGCGAACGTTTGCTGGAGCGTTGCGCTGATCGTGAAGACTTGGTTGCCCTCACCGGATATGGAGAACGTCTCGCAGTAGAAGAGGCCCTGCACGCCAAGGGGCGGCGTCCAGTAGAATGACTTGTAGCCCTGATGCCGGTCCAAGAAGTCCCTGAGCGGCTGGATTTTTTCCTTCGTGTTCGTGCTATTTACGGTCCATGACGCAACCGATGTGTTCAGCCCATCACCCACGCGCTGCTCATACCCGTCACCAAACTGCGCCTTACGAGTGCGAAAGTTCGTGGTTCCCGATGATCCAACCTTGACGCAGAAATCGAACGTTTCAATTGCCATCAGCCGCCCCCAGTGCGAGCGCGCCACAGAAGACCTCCCTGCCGCTGCTGTCGCGAAATCTCGTCGACAACGGCAGATCGGATCGCCTGAGAAAGCTGCCGCCCCGTTCGATCGGAGTCCCCGCCAGATTGCGAAGCGGCATTTCCTGAGTTATCCACGTTCGTGACAACGCTTACCGATACGCCACCGGCGCTCGGCACCGACGGGAGGATCGTTCCTGAGGTGCTTGGCACGAACAGTTCAGCTTGCTTCTCACCGACGATGTACGGCTTTCCCGCCGTCACGGGGCCGCCGGAAGCACGCATGCTGACCTGCGAGATAAGGTCATCGAGACCGGCTTGCGTCTGCGGCCCGTAGACGCCGCCGACCGTTGTGCCAGTGGCATCACCATATGCGCCGAGAATTCCCGTGAACGCTGCTCCAAGCAAGCCACCTCCGATACCTCCGCCGGATAGGCCACCGAAGAGCGCCTGTGAGAGATTCGCGGCGGCTGCGTTTGCGACGGCACGCCGCAGGAAATCGAGGAAGCCTTTCAACATGCCGTCGAGACCATCCTTGAACGGATCAAACAGGAACTCGGCGAACGAAGACTGGATGTTCTGCGCGGCACTTTTGGCGAACTCATCTAGTTCGCTCTGTGCCTCCTTGGACTTGTCAGTCAGCTCGTCGAACTTCTTCTGTACCTGAGTGACTGCACGCTCATACGTCTGAGCGTCGATGAAGCCGCCTTGCAGCAGGACATTCAGCTCCTGGTAATCCTTCTGCATGCGCTCGAACGGCGACAGTGTGTCCTCGTAGACTTTCTTGCCTTTGGAGATCAACTCCTGCCGCTGGCGCTCCTGCTCGACGCCGTCCTTCGCAAGGTCAACTAGCGTGGCCGCCGTTAGGATCTGATCCTTTTGCGCCTGCGTGACGGTGCCGAGCCGTCCGGACTGGATCATCGCCAAGGCTTCCTCAGCGCTCGTCAGGGTCTGCACCGTAATGACCTGCTTTTGCAGGCTTTCGATGTAGCGATCAGCCTCGCTCTTCTTGTCCTTCGCTTCCTTCGGCGTCTTCTCCCGACCGCTCGTATAATCGAGAACTGGCTTGGTGCCATTGACCTTGCGGTCAACTTGGTCAGCCCCTCCACCGGCAGCGAGCGCGAGCGTTTGCTGACGCGCCTTGAGATATGACTGCTGCTTCTCTAGGAGGGTGATTTGAGCGCTGACCGAGCGAAAATCCCCAAACAGGAATTCGTTGACCTTGTTCCGGGTGCCCTTGGACGGGTCGAGCGCGTCGCGTTGCTCACGCAGTGTGTCGAGCTGAGCCCCGATCTCCCGCAAGCGCTTGCCGGGATCATCATTTTCGGCACCGTCCGACAATAGCCAGCCAGTCAAAGACGTCTTCCGAATATTCTGAAGAGTATCGAAGAGGCTGTTGAGCGTCGGCAGCACGTCGCTCACGACCTCCTGCGCGAGCGTCTTCAGTTGCCCCGTCAGCTTGCTAACATTGTCCTGTAACGCTGCTGCCTGCGCTGCGGACTCCTTCGTCGCACCGGTGAAACTGTCGACGCTATCGGCCATGTCGTTCAGGACCGGCAGCAGATTCGCGCCAGACTTTCCGAACAGATCCGTAACGAGAGCTGTTTTAGCTGCACCGTCTTGATAGTTCTGAAGACTCTTAGCGACGTCGATCAGTACCTGCGCAGGGTCGCGGAGGCTTCCCCCGGCGTCTTTTGCCGCAACACCCAGCGCCGCGAGCGCCTTATTGGTCTTGTTCGACTCATCATCGACAGTCGCCATCCCCTTCGCAAGGCGGCCGATGGCGCTATCCACTTCGTCAAAGTTGTGGTTGAACGCCATCGTCGACTGCTGGATCTTCGACAGGTTCTCCACTGATGCGCCGGTCTTCTGAGCGGCATCATCCAGAGCGGCCAACTGATCGATCGCATTCTTTCCGATCAGTACGGCAGCGCCACCGGCAGCAGTGAGCCCGAGGCCAATTCCGACGCCCAGGCGTGCGAACGCTGCATCGATCTCCTTGGCTCGCTTCTCGGCAAGCTTCGCGGCACGGTTTACGTCCGTCTCAAAGCTGCCGGTCTTGGCGAGAAGATCGACTGTGATCGTTCCAATGCTCATACTCGGCGCCCCGCTGCGCGGAAAATGTCAATATCTGCTTGGGTGTGTTTCGGCTTTTCAGCGGCACTCGGCTGCAACCATTCGAGGCGCTTGCGCATGGTGTCTTCCGGGTCGTCGCCCGAAGCCATAGCGCCCGCGATAAGTGCTGCGGGCCTGTGAAACCGGTGATAGTCGTCAAACGGCCATGCTTGGTAGAACTCGGCCCAGCGCTGGAATTCCTGGTCGCCCATCGCCGCTTTCCACTCGGCGACCGTGCGGCCACCGAGAGCCAGCGCCAGAACGTGCCAAAGCCATTCCTCGCCCCGGGCCATTATGCGTTTCCCGGTTCGTCCTCCTGGCGCTTGTTCAGTTCGAGCGCGACAGCAAACAGACGCTCCAGCACGCCCTCTTCGAGGTCCTTCGCCTTTTCAAGCGAGAGTGCCGCTTTGCCATCGGCATCGCAGAGGCTGGCCGCGACAAGGACGTGATACGCCATCCCGCGATCGTCGATCGAGGGAGATCGTAGGCAGTTCAGGAAGCGTTGGTAGTCATAGGACGACACGCGACGGAAATACAGCTTGTGCGTCGAGCCGTCCTTGAGTTGGACGTCCTTGCCGACGACCTCGGGGCTTACGAAAAACGATTTGTCGAGCATGCTCACCTCACACCGTGCTCAGGTCGAACGACACCTTGCCGGAGCGCTGGATCGTGATCGTGCCCTTCCAAATGTCGTTGCCCTGGATGTCGATGTTGATATCCGACACATACCCCTCGAAGATCGCCGAAGCGCGCCCAGTGACCGGCTGCAAAGTGCCGTTGCTGTCGACGGTCGGCGCCGTCGTCCCGTCGGACGAATAGATGCCCCACGACACGGTTGCACCGCTGTCCTTCAATGCAAGCAGGTCTTCGTGGGCAACCTCGTTTTTGTGGACGTTGAACGCCACCGAGACTTGCCCCGGGTTACCGAGACCTGCCACGAATTCACGGTCGCCGGTGTTGTCGAGGCACGTGATATCAATCTGGTCACGTGCACCGCCGAGCCCGGAGATCGACGTAGCACATACGACGCGCTCGACCGTATGGGCCGTCGGCTTGACGAAGTAGAGTTCGGTCCCTTGGGACTTGATGATTTCTTCAGCGGCCATTCTCGGCTCCAGAAAAAGAAAAACCGCCTGGAGGCGGTTTAGTACAAAGCAATTCGGTTACTGTCAGCGCGGCAACCACCAATCGAAGACCATGGAGATTCGATATTTCTCGGTCTGAGCGTCGCGCTCGTCGGCCACATACCCGACGCACAGGGCGTACGGCTCCAAGGCTGCACGAACTGCGGCGGCGAGCAACTCAACCTCGGCATCGTCTTTGGACCAGCAGTCGACCTGCGCGCGAAACTGATCTGCACACGCGCCTTCAAGCGCGTTCTCAGGCGCGCCGCCAGGGAACGAAAAAGTCAGATACGGAGAAGCAACACCTTGGGGCGCACTGCCATGCCGATACGCCCGTACGGGCGACGTTCCGACAAGGTCAGTGACCGCCGCGCTCGCTGAGAGCGCCTTGAATACCTTCGGGTACACGTCCGCTCGCCTTATGCTTGACTGGACTTCGACAGCCGCCGAATGACCCTGTCGATTCCCTGATTCAATTCGTAGACCACTGTGCTCAACGCCTGCTCACGAGCGGCGAAGAACGCCGGAGCCATCCAAGGCGTTGGCGCACGCTGCTCGGTGCCGAATTCCAGGTATCGAGCCGTCATGATCGTCTTGATTTGGTGCTTCTCGCGAAGCGTTTCCGGATACACATACTTCTTGCTCCGGCTGATGAGCACGCGATAGCGCTCGTTCGCACCACTGCGCTGGGGGTTCGGATCACGCCGAACCGCAATCGACTGTGCAAGCAGGTCGGTGGAAACGTAGTGATCAGGGTCGGGCTTCCGTACGATCGCGCGGACCTGGCGCTGCGCCTCCTTCTGGATGACGACGGCCCCCTTGCGCAAAGCCGTCTTCACCGGTCCGCCACGTTTCGAGACGATCTCGGCCGGCAGGCTCTTGAGCGCCGCCAGCGTGCCGTCTAAGCCGTGGAGTGTTCTGGTGTCAGCCATCGAGTACGCCAGCCTTCACCATCAGCGTCATGTCGTGGCGCCCGGTTCGATCCAAGATCGGCGGCGCGATGATCGACCATACTTGCCCATCCCAGAACACGCGCATGACCGATGTCACACCCGGCAGGTAGCGAATGATGAATCGTCCATCGGCTTCGGCATGCACTGTGCCAGACGCGGCAAACTCACGCCCCGGACCGGCCTTAAACTCCGCTGGCACTTCGTCCTGAAACAAAGCCCACGTCGTCGATACCGCGCCGGTCTCTGGATCCTGCGTGACCGCCTTTTGGTCGATCCGGATTCGCTGACTCAGTCTCGGACCAAGCACGTCAGACTCCCAGACCGACGCGATACGGCATAAGAAGCGTTTCGGCAGACCTGCGCAGAGCGTCGATCTCCGAAGCCGTCGCGGCTTCGTACTTGCCGCGAACGAGAATAGAGACTGCCGTAACGACGTCAGGTTCGACATCCGCACCATCAGGATCTGAGGACTGCACGTCTTGCATCGGCAATGCCGCCAGATTCATGAAATGGATGGCCTCCCGCTCGGAGGCGTCGAGATGCCTTTGCAGCATGTCGTCGTCCGCGTCATGGATTACTCGCAGATCCTGCTTGACGACTTCCAGTTTGATGATGCTCATGCGCCGCCGTTTAGGCCTCATTCAGAAAGGCATGACTCCAGGGTGCGCCTGGGGAACGAAGAGAGCGCAGTCTGCCGACTGCAATTTATGACCGGCGTGTTGCGCAAGCGCGCAGCCACGTTGGCGAAATGATGCGGCCAGTGTTCCAACGATCCGGCGTTGCCTAGGCCCTTCGGATGGTCTCCGTGCCAGTGTGCTCGACCGTGTGTTCGTTGGACGTCATAGCCCAACAACAGAATGGAACAAGCCCCCCAGTGGGCCGCCAGCAAAATCGCGCCAGCACCTGAGTTCTTGCTCAAATCCCACCGGACCCGCTCCACATCCTTGACGCCGGACGCAACGGTAACGCGAGCCCCGGCACACGCGGCTTTAACTTCACTGCCGTACATGTCCCACCAGTCCTTATCCATCGCATACACGGCGTCAGCCCATGGGGCGGCGCGAAACGACGAATTTACGACGACGACCCGCCGCCCTTCTTGTTTGCTGCGCCACGCGCGGACTGCTTCGCAGTCGGCTGCTTCGAGGCTTGGGCCGCTTGCGATGCAGACGACTGTTGCGTTTCGCCAGCGGCCGTCGGAGGGACGTCACCGTCTCCCAAAATGTGAACGAGATTCGCCCGCTTCAAGCCAGTTGCATGCGCGTCACTCACTTCGAACTCTTCACCGCGGCGGCGAGGGCCACCGTGGTCGAAACTACTCAGAGCCAGAACTTTCGGCATTTCCCTTCTCCTATAGCGTCAGTGAGACGGGGCCGAAGCCCCGTTCAGTATTAGGACGCCGGGGCGTCCTTCAAGTCGCCCTTCACGAAGGCTTCCGGACGGAACACCGTCAGCCCCACGCGCTCCTCACACAGGATCGTGACCATGTTCTTCACGAAGTTGTCGCGGTCCTGGTTGCTGATCGTGATGTTCGCGTCTTCGCGATCCCAGCCTTGCACGCCCAGTTGGAACGAGCCAGTGAGAAACTCGTTGTGATCCATCGCCTGCGTAGCGACGACGGGGCGGCCCCACAGCCCGGGAGTTGCCAGCCCGCGCGGCGTAGCGAAGAGATACGCGTTGTCAGTCGTCTTCGTCAGTTCGATGCCGGTCCAGTCGATGGGATTGAGCACGATGCCGTCGGCCTCGTACTCGGCCAGCGTCACCTGCAGCATTGCGATGCGCAGCCGATCAATCGGCGTTTCGCTCTGCACCGTCACGCCCGGATTCGCGTACGCCGTTGCCTGCGTGTAAAGGCCGTTGAGATTCAGACCGACGCCGGAACCTTTCAGAAGCTGAAGCTCTTCCTTCAGCTTCAGCCCGTACATCAGGCGACCGTTGATATAGGCCTGCAACATCGCTGCATCGGCCAGCACCTGCTTGGATGCGCGGATCCAGTGAGCGATGGTCACAATCGGCGCTTGATCGAGCTCGAACGTGATGTCCGATTCCGGCTTCGGGTTTGCCGGATTTTCCGAGACGACGTTGGCGTTGTTGGTGAAGCCCTTTTCACGCACGTACTCGATGCTGTTCGAGCCGGTCCGGCCCCAGTTCAGCAGGTCTCGAAGAAACAGCCGTTGCTGGGGCGGCATCAGGATACCGGGCAGGCGCGTCGGTTGGATCAGTTCGCCGGCCGACGCGTCGTTGCTGGTCACGGCCGCGTGGATCGAACCCACTTTGACGCTCACGGAGCCCTGCATCCCCGCGTTGAACGCCTTGACCTGCTCGGCCTCGGCGACAATCTCGCCCAGAGATTTCGGCGCCGCCGGCGAACCACCGCCGTTTTCGAGCTTCACGATCGCTTGCTGCGCAGCCCGCAGATCGGCTTGCAGTTCGCCTTGCTGGACCAGAAGTTGGTCGACCTTCGCTTTCGACTCGGCCGACATGTCTTGATGTGCCTTGAGGTCCTTCTGGGACTGCTCGGCGTGCGCCTTGAGTTGGTCATTGACCTTGCCCAAGTTCGCATTGATGGTCTTGATATCTTCTTCCAACGGCATGATTTGCTCCTAGTTCGGAAAGTTGAGTGCGGCGGCAAGCGCCATCGTTTCGCTAAGAACGGTGGGATCTCCCTCACCGGACGCAGCGGGATCACCCTCGCCGCCGCCAGCACGCAGGCCGGACTTGAATTCGGAAATGAGCCGCATCGCCTCCGACTTCGGAAGGCCAGACGCCCGTAGCGCCGCCTCCAAACGCCGGGCTGTTCCAGCCTTGGCGGAAGCGCTGTCTCGGTCAACCTGATCCGAAGCCAGAAGCTCGTCAGCGAAACCCTGATCGATGGCAGCTGAGCCGCCCAGCCAGGTTTCCTTGTCCATCAGCTTCGCGATCGCCTTGGCGTCGCCGCCCGCGCGAGCGGCATAGATATCCGCCATCGCCGCGTCGAAAGGCTCCAACATGTCCGCAACGTCGCGAAGGTTGTGACGGTTTCCAACAGCCATCAACCACGCGTTGTGGATCATCAGGAAGCCGGACCGCGCGATCTGAACTGTGTCACCGGCCATCGCGATGACGGACGCAGCCGAAGCAGCAAGTCCAAGCACTTTCACGGTCACTTCACCCTCGTGCTCTCGCAGGAGGCTGTAGATCGCAAGGCCCTCGAACATGTCGCCGCCGGGGCTATTCACGTTGACGGTCACCGGCCCGCTGCCCATCGTGCGAAGTGCGGCCGCGATCCGCTTCGCCGTGACTCCCTCGCCAGTCCAGTAGTCTTGTCCGATGACGTCGTACATGCTGATCGTTCGATCTTCGCCAGCGGAAGACGCTTGTACACTCGCATCCCAGCGATCAAATGCCGCCATCGAAACGTGCGAACGAATGCCGTCATGCGGGCGGCCGTAAGGCACGCTCGGCAATGTGCGAAGGCTCATTTGGTTATTCCCTTGTGGATGTGTCGTCTTGCAGGCCGAGTAACGTGCGCAAGTGCGCCCGCGCCTGCTGCATGGGATCGTCGGCGCCGATCGCGTCAAGCATGGTCATTGCGGACTGAACCGTCAGAACCGCCGCATTACCCCCCATCGGCTCGCGCTCTTCCAGTTCGCGCACTTCGTCACGAGTCAAGATCCCGTTGTTGACCATCACGGAATAGAAGGTCGCGCGTGCAACGCTGTCAGCACGCAACAAGCCCTCGACCGAGAACTTGGCGTAGTAACGAATACGCTCCGCCGGGGTGAGAAGGTCTTTGCTGATGGCCTGCTCAATCCTCTTCAACCATGGCGCGAGCGTGAACGTCAGGAAAGCGATCATCTGCTGCTCGATCCCAGTTCCCCAACTTGTCGACTTCTCCGAGTGACCCACCATCCAAGGCGGCACACGGAACCATCGGCAGATTTCTTCAACACTGAACCCGCGAGACTCCAACAACTGGGCATCGGACGGATTGATGCCCACCGACTCGGTTGACATTCCACCTTCGAGCAGCGGCGACTCACCGGCGTTGAGTGCGCCGGTGATCTTCTTGAGGTTCTCTCTAAAGTCTTCGCGCTGCGCCGGGGTCAGCACGCGATCCATCTTGAACGCGACAGCGGGCAGAAGTCCGCTCTCGAAAGTCTTGTTTGCAGCAACGTCCGCCGCCTGTGCGGCACCGAAGACATTGGCTCCATACTGGATGACAGAAACGCCGCTCTCACCGTCAAGCGAGAAGCCGGGGATCAGCCAAATCCTGTCCGCAGGAATATCCCGTTGTCGGCCATCTTTTTCGGTATAGCGGTAGCTCAGCGTGCCGTTACCACGCTTACTTATTGCGAGTCTCTGAGGAGCCAGAAAATTGAGGCCCACGACCTTTCCGCCGAGCACGAGTTTCTCGGCACGCGCGTTGCCGCGCAGCAACATAGCCGCGACAACTGACTCCCAGAACACAGACGCAGTCGTGTCGGCATTCGGCTGGTCGTGAATGATCCAGTTGAGCGGATGCGTCGACGCCGCGCGCTTACCTTTACCCGTCCGCTCATACATCGATAGCGGCAGCGTTGAGATCGTCTCGGAAATCAGACGAACACAGCCCCACACGGCCGACAACTGAAGCATCGATTTTTCAGTGACGGCCTGCCCGCTGGATGATCCGGCGGCCAGATATGCATCCCAGAATGCACCGTCTGAAAGGCCGATAGGCACGCCGAGCCAGTCCAGAACAGCGGCTTTAATCCGCCCTGGCTTCTTTGCAGTTCCTTTCATGCGATCAGGGGTGCTCTCAGGAAGTCATCGAAGTTGCCCTCTTCACTGTCGCCAGCCATAGAAACGCCGACGGCCATCAGGAGAGCGACCATGTCATCAATCTTGTCGGCGGACCGCTTCCGGTCAGGCGCCATATTCAGGTTCTGGTCCCTGCGTGCAACAAGGTTCGACGCACACCATGTAAGGACGGGGTCACCGCCGTGGGCGACGTTCCTGCCTACGTATGCACGCTCCAACGCCTGCATCGCGGGGTGATACGACTTCGGCCCCTGTACGAACTCAATCAGCGGCACTTCCTGCTCAACCAGACGATTGACCAAATCGGAAGCGTTCCATCGGTCATAACCGATAGTCTGAACGTTGAAGCGAGCAACCGCGTCGAGTACGGCGGCCTCAATGACGGCATAGTCAGTGACGTCGCCGTCTGTTTGTTCGATGAGGCCAGCGGTCACCCATGCTTGGTATGGAACGGTGCCGCGCTCAGTACGCTGCGAAACCGCATGCGCAGGCACCCAGCGCCGCCCCCACGTGAGGAATACGTCACCGACGCGCCAGACCAAACGCAGCACGGTCAGGTCGCTCGTGCTCGCAAGGTCCAACCCTCCCCAGCACGGACAATCGGCCAGAGAATCCAAGTCCACCTCACCAGAGCATTCGCCCCACCGAGTAAGATCGATCCACGTGTCAGCCGAACTGGCTGGCCGATTCAGTCTCTTGATCTTGAATTCAGCGTACTTCGAGGGCATTTGCTTCGCCTCGATCGCCTCTTTCCTGATCGCGTTCAGCAAATGCGGGTTCGCATCGAGCAGAGGATTGGCCTTGATCCAAACCCTTTCGTCGAAGTCTTCGTCGGCCTTAATCCCCGCCGATTTGTCCTCTTCATCCACCGCATAGAACACCACCAGGAAGTGGTCTGCGGTCGTGCCAAAAACACCAGCGAGCAACTTTTTCGCGAATTGCCGAATTTCCGCCCAAGGCCCTGGGTTCGTGTAACCCTCCGTCGTGGTGTAAAGCCAAAGCGGATTGCTGCGCGCACCTGCTGCCGACGTCAGAACGTTCAGGAGGTCGGCGGACTTGTGAGCGTGGATCTCGTCCAGACCTACATGCGAAGGATTTAAGCCGTCCTGTGTCGACGCCTTGGCGTGAATTGGCTTAAAACTCCCGAGGGTCTCCGCGCGCGAAATTGACTTTGCCCAGACGTCCAAACCGAACGCGGCCCGAAGGTCGCTCGTCTTCTCGACCATCTTCTTCGCAACGCCGAAGATGATCGAAGCCTGAGGGAATGTCGTCGCAGCGCTGATAACTTGCGCGCCGGGCTCTTCCTCGCAGCACTGGCAGTAGAGCAAGATAGCGGCAGCCAGAGTGGACTTGGCATTCTTCCGCGCAACAGCGAACAGTGCCGACGTGAAGCGGCGACCACCGTCTCGATTCCGGAACCCGAAAAGCTGCACGACGAAAAAGACGTGCGACGGGTGCATGACGATCTCCGGCGTCTCCCACTTCCCTTCGACGTGGGGGAGCTTCTCAATGAAATCGCACGGGTCGCATGCATGCCACTCGTCGAAAATGAACGGATTACCCCGCTTCTTCGCTCGCTTCAGGTCGTCAAGAAATCGCTGTGAGGCTTGCCGGATGAGCTTGCCGAACTTCTTTCGCTTCTTGTCTGCGACCGCTTCCTTGGCGTAGTCGGTTGCGATCTTTACGTAATCACGCACTGCGACGACCGTTTCCTGCGAACTTATTGCCAGCCGGCTTCTCGCCGCCGCTCGAAACCTTGCGACGCGCTGCTGGCGTCATGCCGAACTCAGAGAACAGGGCTTTAAGCGCCTGGTCCTCAGACGCGGTCAACCCCATGCCAGCTTTTGCTTTCTGGCGAAATTGCTGCCACGAGAAACAGAGTTGCTCAAGCGCGTAGAGGTCGACGACCTGCAACACCGAAGCTTTCACCAGTTGCGGCCCCAGTCGATTCCACATCTCCATTCCGTCAGGATTGAGATGCATCGGCGGTTCCGGGAAACTGTCGATCAGATCAAACGAAGGTGCATCCGACACCTCGCGATCCGGCCGATCAGTCCCGGCCAATACCTTGAGGTGCGGAGCCGTCGGCTTCCGTCCCCGTGTCATTTACCATCCTCAGAAAACCATTTTCGAATTTTGACGGTGCGAAAATTTGACTACGCGCCCGTGCCGGGAGCAAAACGATTCAAAGTTTTGACCTCCCCCCACCCATCAAACGAGAATCACTCTCATTTGAAGGGGAATTTCCAAACCCGCCATTCTCTTTCGCCGTCTTGGCCGAGTGGCAAGGCACGCAGAGCGTCTGCCAGTTGCTGCCGTCGGGCGGGTTGTTGTGGCTGTTGCCATCGATGTGATCGACGTGCGCCTCGCCTTTCCCTGCGACGATTCGACCGCATGACTGGCACGTGAACCTGTCGCGCGTCAGCGTGAAGTCGCGAATCGCGAGCCACCGCTTGACGCCGGTGTGCATCTCGCGGCGCGTCTGCCGACTCTGTTCCGGCAGTTCGTGTCGGGCCGTCGAGGGTAACGCTGGCCTGTGCCGCGTCGGTCGCGTTGGCATTACCCTGCGAGACCGCCGTAACTCGGCGCGACGTCTTCCCGCATTTCTGGTTCAGCGCCATCGACCATTGCGTTCGTCAGGGCTGCCAGACCTTCAACCAATGCGAAGTTGCTTCGCGCATGCTCTGCCAGCGCATCGATGAGTGCTTCGATCTTGGCTTCGAGAGGATGCGGCATAGCGGAATAGAAAAAGCCCGCCGAAGCGGGCAAAGATCACACGTCGAGGAGACAGCGGGAAACGAAAAAGCCCGCGAGGTTTTCACCTTGCGGGCTTGCAAAATATGAGGGATGGCACGATTCGAACGTGCAACCGCATTGCGTGGCCGTACCAACCGATCGACGACCGGCCGCCAAGCGAGCAATGCCCGCATTCAGCTTTAGCCTACATCCCAACTCATCGCACCAGAGAAGCAAAAGCCCGCGAGGTTTTCACCGTCGCGGGCTTTGGAGGCACTGATTCAGCCTTTACGAAATGATACGTTTTTTGCCGATTTTGTATAGCGCGAAGATGTATAGCGCCACGCTATACACTTTCCACCATTCGGCAATAGGCTCGATACGCCTGTGCTCGGCCGCTATCCACGCGCTTGTAAAACGCGTCTCGCGAGATGCCCAGCGCGGAAGCCACGCGCTTGATATGAGAGACGCGGTGGATGTAGAAGAGGTACAGCGCTTCCTTCTCAGGGCTCTCGGGCAGCGACAATACAGCGAGATTGAAGAAGCTGAGCGTCGACGAACAGATCGCATCCGGCTCAGGTCCGACCTTGCGTGGCTGCATACCCGCAAGCAGACCGGCGGGGAGCGGCGGCATGAAAATGCGGCGCGTGCGGTGCCAGGCAGCCCAGTCTTCGCAAAGCGCATTGAGGTCGCGTTTCAAGGTCATGCTTCGTCCGTGTACAGCACGCATCGCCTCATGTTCTTCGTGCCGGGTTTGGTCTGCTCCTTGGCGCAATACTCCAGTCCCCATAGCGTCAGCTTGTGTAAGCAGCCCTTGCATGTTTTGCTCTCCTCAATTTCAATGACTTTTGCCGGGTCCAGATAGAAATGTGTGGGCAGGACCGCCATCACGCCACTTCCGGAGCAACGCTCGCGAATATGCGGTGCGCTACCTCGCGCCGCGTTTGCTCCAGCAATTCGGCTTCGGTGCCATACCGACGTTGGAATTCAGCAGGCCCCGCGTGAAAGGCGATGCCGTAGCCGCCGACCCTGTGATGCTGCGGACATAAAGGGATCGTGTCCGCATGCTCCGCGCGCTGCCCACCACCAGCCAGAAATCGCACGTGATGGACTTCTGCCGGACTCTCGCTATACCCAAGATTCCGGCAAACGATGCAGTTCAGCCCAGCGACAACGCCCATATGCTCGCGCTCTGCCTTCTTAGCTCGCTTGCGAGACTTGCGTTTGAACGGCGACCGGGCGAGCGGCACGTTACTTCTCAGTGGCTTCTTCCTAGCCCAGCTCATCGCATTTCCTCGCAAAGTTGCTGGAGGGAGCAGGCATAGGCACCGTAAGCCATCATTGGCGTCCACTCCGGTCGGTAAGGACCAGTGGCGATAGTCGGTTTCGCGACCCGCGCTGTTACCTTTGATTTCGCTGTCGGTTCAATGCGAACCGCCGGGGCGGTAGACCGCGTAAGCGCCAAACCGAACTCAAACGCGCGCGCTTTCCGCATGACAAGAAGACCTTCGTTCACGAGTTCCACAACCAATCCATCAACCTTCTTGCGAGCCACGCCACTCAGGTCTGACAGTGCTTGCCTGTCGTACCAGCCGCCTTTGTCCATGCAATCCAGAATCGCGCTCTTCATTTGATCTCCGTGATCGTGAGCCCATGCAATGCCATGAGGTGCCGTTTCATTCGATACATCTGCGTCAGGAACCCCTTCACGTCCTCGATGACCGTCACTTCCTCCCGCTGGTACACGAAGTCCGCCACGTAGTAGCGAGCCGCCCGCTTACGACCATCGATCACCACTGCGGCGGCGATCTCGAATCTGACCTGCCGAAGTAACCCCGATATCAGGCCTGCCTTCTCTTCAGCGACGAGCACCTGCCAACGATGCATTTCCTTCTCGCTATCGAACTTCTCGCCGTCGAGCTCGCACGGCTTGTTGCCGTACTTCGACCGCTTCTTCGCAACCATTCCGAGAATGGGCTTAGCAAGCGATGTGGGTGCCGATGATTCAAGCGCGGCAGCGGTAGCACCGATCTGCTCGCGAATCCGCGCCGTACCCACTCGTCCATTGCTCACCGAATGCTCAGGAAACGTCAGCCCTTTTCTGCTCACTTGCCCTTCCTCCGCAAATGCTCGATGTATGCCCGCAACTCCCTCTCCTGCCGGGCCGCTACCTCGTCGCCAAAGCGCCGACGCACTGCTGCGATCAATGCCCTAGCCAGGTCGCCGCGCCCATCCAGCGCCGCCCTCGCCGCTTCATCGAAGCGCCGCCAGCACTTGGCTTGCTCTAAGCGCTGAGTCGTGGTGCATCTCCCGGCAGCTGGGCGATCCGCTGGAACTCATCGCCCGTCATGCGCGTGTACCCAACGAGCGGCGTTGCACTACCGCCAAGCATTACCCTTCGCGCGATTTCGGCATTTCCGATCAGTACCGGCGCTGCAGACTGAAAGTGATTCCGTGTGTTGGCGGCTTCGGCAATGCCGACAAGCACCGGCGGATACTCAGGCACCTGGCTGCGACCGCGATATCCGCGATACCGATTGACGAACTCGTTGCGAACGAACGGCCATTCCTTGTCGTCCTTCCCACCGATCAGCACCCATCCGCCCATTTCGAAAACCACCCGGTGGATCAGCGCGTCATCGAACACCACGGAAACATGCGTGCCAACCTCGCGCACCGCCTTGTCGGTCTTGTGCCATGCCAGAAGCGCGGAGTCCTGCGTTGATCCCTCAAGCATCTTCACGACGTCGGCCGGCTTCGGCAGGAACTGTCCGGCGTCAGGGTTGGCGGCATGACGGCCCAGCGCATCACGCACTGCGGCGAGATCGAATACCTTCATTGCGCCCCACCAGACCTGCCCAACGAAGTCCGAGTAGTCCTGCCGATAGAACGCGTACACGTTGCTGATCAGCGAAAAGAACTCGGTGGAATCAGTCGGCTTCATGCGTTCTCCCCGGCCATGATGCGAGCGGCCTGCGCGGCAGCGATCTCGCGGTTGCGTTGCTCAAGCTGCTCCTGCTTGTTCGGCGCCCCACCTGCACCGCCAATGGCACCATTCAGCGGCTTCTCACCACGAACCCAATTGCGCCACGTCGCTTCCCAGTCCGATTTGCGCGCCTTCGCGCCAGGGATTGCGACCCAGTAGTCGCGGAATTTTTCGGCGATGCGGCGAACGTGATCGGCAGTCCATGTCGGTTGCTCCTTCAGCGCCCAATCGCCCCAAGTCTTCGGAAGGAGCCAGTCTTTGGGCAGTCGCGCACCGCGCGCACTGCTGTTCCCTTCCTGTTCATTACTGTTCCCTACTGTTACGTGTCCCAAATTCGGGCCTCTTTCCGGGGAAAATTGGGACTGTTTAGGGGCGGAATTGGGACTGTTTCCAGTGGAATCCGGTACTGTTCCGTTTCCGGAACTGTTCCTGTTCTGGGACTGTTCCGTTTTCGGGACTCTTTGATTTCGCGGGCCTACCTTCACCTCGACGCCACGCTCCGGATTGATCTGGTACACGACGATCTGCTTCGTCCGGCCGGTGCGTTCACCTGTATCCGTGATCCAGCCGGCCTCCTTCAGGCGGTCGATGTTCGCGAGCACAGTCTTTCGATCCTGCTCAGTCCAAGCGATCAGTGTGTCGATGCTCGGGAACGAGACGAACTCCTCGCTTGCGAAGTCAGCCAGCGCCATCAGCACAGACTTGGTCGGCCCCTTCCCCACCTTCTGGTGGCGAGCCCATGTGATTGCGTCGAGACTCATGCCAACGCCTCGACCTTCACTCGGTACAAGGTCACGCCGCGACGGACGGGCATCGTCACGATGTGACCAGCCGTTTCGAGCGCACGGATGGACTCACGAACCGCCGATTCCGACAGGCCGCAGTCACGCGCCAAGCGGCTGACCTTCGGCGACGATTCGCCGGTCGACATGACCGCGTGATGGCTCAGTGCCAACAGCACAATCTTCTCGGTGTGGCGCAGCTCGACGCCCCACGCTTGATGAACACGGTGTGCACTCATCGCGTCCTCCCGGCGATATAGAAGCCCAGCGCAAACGCGACGGCGGCGAAGAACTCCCACGAAGGAGCCGCTGCAATGCCGACGAGCTTCAGAAACGCGCCATATGCTGCTGCCAAAATGTAGGGCATGAGGTTGTGAAGGAGTTTCATGGCGCTCCTCAGTGATCGCACGGCAGGCTGCCGTCTTTGTTGACTTGCGCGCCACACGAAATGCAGATCGAACGGCGCTCGGACCCGAGCTCTAGAACCAGATTGCCGGCGTGATCAAACGCCTGCATGCCATTCGCATTGAAGACGACCCTGCGCAAGGTCTTCGCCGATTCGTGGTCGCCCATGCAACTCAAAATCGTTGCCACACCGCACACGGCAAGATTGGCAATCTCCTGCTCAAAATCCGAGTTCGTCATTCGGCCATGCCCTCCAAGCGCGCTGCGATGTTGAACAGCACTTGCGCATGCGCGAAGATCCGCCCCTTCACCCGAGCGACCTCCTGAAACTCGACGCGACCGTCTTCAAGCGTCTTCACGATTTCCTTACCAACCTCGCCGTGCGTCTCCCATGCCCGCGCCATCATCTCGACGATCGCCGAGTCACAGCACTCCGACAGATGCGGGATCTTCACGATCGCGGATCCGCGTTCGGCTGCCCACGCCTCCAGCACGCGCTCATCGTTCGCAACGTCTGTTGCCTTCACGGCTTCGTTCAGGCTCAGGTGATGCGTCTGGTTATTCGGGTTAACCTTGTTTCGCAGGACGGCCGCCGACATCCCCAAGCGCGGCGCAAGCGACTCGCTGCCGCCGGGGTAGTCGTGAACCAGTGCGTGTGCCGCGTCAGTGATGTTCATTTGCGTGTTCCTCGAACGTTTTTATTTGCTTCTCAGGCCGCTACGATGGCCTCATGAAAACCGCTATATCTGGCGAGTCCCCCGACGGTGCTATGCTGGTCGCTCATCACTTCGTACAACACAACATCCATCGGGGTACTCATGGACGATCCAAACTACGGAAAGAACATTCAGGCCTTCACGACCCTCGCGCTTGCGCATCAGGTCACCATCGCAGCATCAATGGCGCTGGCGGTTCGTGATATGCCCCACGGTAGAGATCTGCTCAATAGCTTCGAGAGGGATCTACTCTCCTCGTCAATTTGGCAACTTGGGAACAGCGACGCACCGGCGGAAGTGGGCGAGCTGTATCGCAAGGAGGTCGCGAAAATCTTCAGCCGCGCCCGCGCCAACAATGGGTGGTGATCTCTCAAACATCGATGTGATTTGCCGGGATATGGATCGAGATGCGGCCCATCTCTTCGGCAATAAACTTTGCTTCTTGGCCGGCCCGCAGATTCAATGCGGGCTGGATCAGCCACAGTACAAACCGCGCGTACAGTCGTTTCATTTCTTCGCTCCATCCGCCATGAAGACCTCAGCACAAATCCGCGAGATTGCCGACGACATTGAAAAGATCGTTAGAGAAAACGACCTGGCCGTTGCCAACCCTTCCGCGATTCGCCAGCTTGAATTTCAATACGGGCTCATGCGAGCCCACTGCCACTACTGCGCCGAGAAAGCCGGAAAAATCGCAACGCTCGGCAAGACCTTCTACAGCGCGCGCAAACATCAAAAGCACCCGCGAGGCGCAGAAGGCGTACTGCGGGAAATGCATATGAACCTGGACTCCATCAGGTCGTGGGCAGAGGTCTGGGAAGACAAAGGCAACTGACCAATTCCACGCTCCGGTCATTTGCTCTCTCCAGTAGCGCCGCCCGCCAGCTCGCAAGGCATCTCGCATTTAGGGACCTCGCCTGCCGCGATGCAGCGACGCTCGTACAGCAACTTCAGCGAGAGCGACAGGCGATACGACGGCCGCTTCTTTCCGAGGCGACCGCTTTGAATCTCGGAAATCGTGGGTTGCGAACAGGCCGCAGCGCGCGCGATATCCACTTGGCTCATGCCAAAGCGTTTCAGTTCGAGGGTGATGAATTGGAGATCCATGCGCAGAAATATAGGTTTGCCGATGTTTAAAGTCAATAGGCAAACCGATGTTGGTTTGTATAAGAATGCCTATATGACTACTCTCAGCACATTCGGCCGACGTCTGCGCTACGCGCGAAAGGCGGCCGGACTCACCCAAAAAGAACTGGCGGACAAGGTCGGCCTAAAGCAAGCGACAATCTCCGAGCTCGAAACGGACGAGTATTCGGGATCCGCCAAGACTGCTGCGATGGCTGAGGTGCTGGGCGTAACAGCCCTCTGGTTGGCTGAAGGAAAAGGCAACCGCGATGGTAGTGCGCCAATGGTCGTGAATTACGAGGCGGCTATCGCGGCGGCCAGCGAGAGTGCGCGCAATCTCATAGATGCGATCTTGAGAGCCGATCTCGCCGGAGAACCTGAAACGACGTTTAACCTGATACTTCGGATGATCCCTCAAGAAGACGAGCCGATTGGCAGACTGAATCCGTAGCTTCCTCGGAGGGTTCTCTGCGCTGACCGCCGATAGGCTCTAACGCCCAATCATCCGCAATCATCGAGCGCGCCACCACGAGATGACAGCGATCTTCACTCACTGAGAAGGCGGGGCCATCCAGCAAGTATACGAGCCACTCCGTGGACGAGTATGAGCGCCGAATGAATACCAGCCGGCCTTCCAGCAGTTCATTCCATGCTTTCTTGATTCGTGCTAAGTCCCCTGGCTTGCAGCGCAGCGCGGGTTGAGCCTGATGCATCGTCGACGCCTCGGAGCATTTATTACTGTTTATTTGTACAGTAGTTTCTCCCGACGGGTTGAGTTGTGTCAACCACGTCGAGCATTGAAATCGAGGTTCAGTGGAGTGTTGCATGTGGCAGTTCATTTTCTTGGCGTTCATCTTCGTCACGGTCGCGGCGTTCCTGAAACTCAACCAGAAGAGTCGACGGCATGCGGAATTCGACGTTTCCAGCCGCTTAACCACAGGCAGCGACTTTCGATTTCCAATAGTTGGTGAGTCCTCCTATCAAGCAGCGCTTCGGCATGCGCTCGGCAATGAGGACGGCCCTCTCCCCGTGCTTCTCGTTCCAGAAGACAGCAATCCGCACGATCATCTAGCGGTGAGGGTGATGTATCGTGAAACGACCATCGGTTATCTCTCGCGCCTAGACGCACGCGCTCTTCGAGGTGCGATAACGCGCATGGGCTTCAACTTCTCATCCGTCTCCTGCCTAGGGAAGCCATTCGGCGGAACGCCAGACAAGCCGACCATTGGTATCTGGCTGAACATCTCAATCCCCCAAGATTAACGACATAGCCGAGCGGAATGGTCCGAAAACCGATATTGGAAAAATATCGGTTTTCCTATTGACACACATAATCGGTTTGCCTATATTTCAATCCAACGCAGCACACATCGCTGCCCGCCCGCTGGTTGTGGCGCTCCTTAAAAACTCAGTTACCGATAGAACACGCCGATGGCGTCCGCACTTCGCGGGCGCGGCTAGGCGCAGGGCGGAACCCTCTACCCCTGAGACAAAGACCGGAGGCTATCCAAGCGCCGCCTGGCTGCTCACGTGGCTATAGAACGTCGATTGGATTGAAGAGATGCAGCGCCGCCGGGAGCCGACTCAGTCGGGTGTAGTCCGGGGCGCTGCGTCCAAATGCTGTATCTGAGGCGGCTTTCTTCCGAGAGCCGCGCCATATACACGAGGAGAGAAACCATGATTGAGCTGGCAGACCTGACACGGCAAGAGAAGAGCTTTCTGCTCTATGCGGAGACGTGCTGCGTCGAATACGGCGGGCTGCTCGAAGGCTTGCGTATGAACGGCGATGACATGGCCGCCGGTCGGCGCTTCAAGGAACTGGGCATTATCAACTTCGGTCGCGTTCCGGCCGCCTTGCTCGGCACATTCAACGGCCGTGCCGCCTCGAATTGGGTGACGTTCACCGACGACGCTTGGCGCCTCGCTCATCTCGCACGCCGAGAGCGTGCGGCCAAACCTCATGCAGGTCGTAAGCGCGTCGATGACGAACTTGCCGAGCGGGCAGCAATTCCTTACTGACACCTCCCCGGCGAGGGAACGCCCCCGATGATGCAGGCGTGACGGTCGCCGGAGTGCGGCACCCTTTTACTCTCAAGGAGCAGCAGATGGGCATCGAGGAAATGAAGGGCAAGGAGGGCCGAGAAAAGCACCTCGCGTCCCTGCCGAAGCTATCCGAAGCGGAATGGCTCGACCGTTGCGCAGCCCGCTTCCGCGAGCGCGGCGGCGTCGACTCGGCAAATGCGATCGCGATGGCGAAGGGCTGCCTCGAAATGCGCGACGGCTTCGAGGACGATCCGGAAGGTGCGGCCGACGAAGACATGTCCTATTGGAACACCTGAGTTTCATGCCCGCTACTGCGGGCACCCTCAAGCGAGCAGATCCGACGGCGGCGCGGCGTCGATACAAAGCCCGTAGTTTTGCAGGCATTCGGGTCTGCTCTCTTGAGGGTGAATGCGCGAGTGCTGATCGCGCTAATCAGATGAGCGAGAACCTACCCGGTGTAGCGATACGACGCGGGTGTAGCGGCCGAGATGGGTATGGTTAGGTCGCACGGTAGGGTGTAAAACGAGGCGTCGTCACCAGCACGCCTATCGCCGTCAAGCCGGATATCAGCACCGGCCACTCTCTTCATTTTTGCGGGCTTGGCCGAGCGGTCAGGCACCAGCCTTCCAAGCTGAGTACACCGGTTCGATCCCGGTAGCCCGCTCCAATCTCACTTTCAGATGCCCATTCTCTTGATTCTGCTGCCGCTCCTCTGGGCGCGGGCGGCGGCGTACCCGCGCCCTCCCCGCTCGACGCGGCGGCGCATTCGATCAACAACTAACCCTGCGGTGCCTATGGACTACGGCTAGCTGCGCTGAACGCGCCCACATTCGGTTTGGCTTCTGTGATTGAACCAGAACTGCCGACGTGAAAGCCGGACGAAACGCGGCACGGGATATCAGTTGCCCGATGGCTGGAGGAGTGCCCACCCTCTTTACGCCAGATGACGGCGCCCAAAGACAAGAGCAGTAGAGCGAGCCTGACCGCTCACAGGCCCATGACGGACATGGTTAAAGCCGTAGCCCCGGTGTTCTGCCGGGGCTTTCCCACCTCTCTGGAGGAATTCCCATGTTTGCAGCAGAGATTCGCCAATTTCAGTTGGGCTGGAACGATGCCAGATGCGGCCGCCCCTGCCAATCCACTGATCTCGCTTACCGCATCGGGTACGGCGACGCTACCCACTGAGGCGCAGCATGTTTCAGCGCCTCATCGTCGATCCCGTGAACGCCGTCTTCCTCCGCTACAACCAGTGGACGATCTATCACAAGTGCGCGGCATGGGCATGCCACCTGTCTGCACTCGTCGGCGCGATCGTCGCGAAACTTGTTTTCGACGTATGACCTCTGCCGCAAAGCGAGCTGCGGCCGCGCGAGCGTGGAAAGAGTTGCGCCCGCTCATGAATCACCGGCCGTCCCGGCTTCCTCCTCGTCCCGGCTCGCCACGTGTTCGCGAGGAATTCGAAGCCAGACAGGCACGCCGCGACGCTCTTGAGAAGCATGCGCCAATTCTGATTGCAGCCCTCGCCCACTTTATCAAGGCCAACGCTCAAGGTGACGAGTGAGCGAAGCCCATCCACCAACGCAAGGAAACTGTCCATGTGGTTCCGCAACCTTCAGATTTATCGCATCTCCGATTGGACCCTCAGCACTGAGAGCCTGATCGAACGCCTCAGCAAGCACTCCTTCCGCAATCCGAACACGATTGAGATGCACACGGCTGGCTGGGCGGCACCGCGCGAAGACGGCGAACTCGCCCACATTGTGAATCGCCAGATTCTGATGACGATGCGCACGGCGAAGAAGCTACTACCCGCCTCGGTCGTCAACCAAGTGACGCGCGTCAGAGCCGCAGACCTTGAAGAACAGCAAGGCTTCAAGCCTGGGCGCAAGCAGATGCGGGAACTCAAGGAACAGGTCACCGACGAGCTCTTGCCGAAGGCGTTCGATATCCGACGCGATACGCGCCTCTGGATCGATCCAGTGAATCGCTGGCTCGTCATTGATGCGGCGGCGCCGTCGAAAGCCCACGACGTCATCGGCCTGCTGCTGAAAACGATCGACGTCGGGATCGCCCAGGTGCAACTCAATGAAGCGCCGGTCGCCGTCATGACATCGTGGCTCGCGGGCAACGACGCGCCCGCAGGCTTCACCATCGACCAGGACGTCGAGCTGCGTTCGAACTCCGACGAGAAGGCCGCTGTTCGCTACGTGCGCCTGCCGCTCGACGGCGACGATATCCGCCGCCACATCCAGTCAGGCAAGCGCTCTACGCGCCTCGCGATGACTTGGAATGACCGCGTCTCGTTTGTGCTAACCGACGCCTTCGTCATCAAGCGCGTGGCGCCGCTCGACATCCTCAAGGATGCAGCCGATCCGACCGCCGAGAACGAAGCCGAGCGCTTCGACGCTGACTTCGTGCTGATGACTGGCGAACTGTCCCGTCTCATTACCGACGTGGTCGAGGCCGTCGGAGGCGAGCGGCCGGACGAACGCCCTCTCCTGCCCTGACACATCAAAATCCACTACCCATACGGCGGACACCCTTCTAAGGGATTCCGTGAACACATCCGTACCGCCGTCGACCGCGAACGAGGAAAGAAATGACCGCCGTACCGTCCTTCAAACAGAAGATCAACGACAAGGAAATCCGCCGCGCAGACGCGATGAAGATCCGTCACGAGGATATCCACGTCGAACCCGGGTTCAACCTCCGTGTCTCGCTCGATCTGCTCGAAGGCGAGGCGCTCGAACAGGCCAAGGCGGATGACGAAAGCCTGTACGAACACATCATGGACGGCGGCAAGATCCCGCCGCTGGAGGTTCGCCCGCGCGCCGAAGGCGGCGTCTGGCTCGTCGACGGACACCGCCGCCACGCCGCCCTCGGTCGCGCCGATAAGGACGGTGCGCCTCTCCGGGATCGTGACGGTGAGCTGATGGTAAACATCGTGGCCTTCGACGGCAACGACGCGGACCGCACCCTTCGCATCCTGTCGAGCGTCAGAAACCGGCCGCTCCACCCGCTTGAAAAGGCGTTCGGATATCAGCGCCTGAGCCGGTTCGGTTGGGACAACTCGCGCATCGCGGAGAATGATCACGTGTCGCCTCAATGGGTGGGAAAGATGCTCGTCCTTGCGGGTGCAAACGTGGACGTTCACCGCCTGGTCTTCGGCGGAAAAGCTTCAGCGTCTGTCGCGGCAGATGCCGTCAGGCAGCACGGCGAGCAGGCCGGCGCGTTTCTCTCGGGCGAATTGGAAAAGGCGTCGGCTGGTGGCAAGAAGAAAGTCACGGCCGGTTCGATCAAAGGGAAGTCCTACCCGCGTAAGGCCGTCAGCGCGTACGTCGAGCGAGTCGGCGCATTCGTTTCGGCTTTTCCCGAAGCGCAGCTCACGGCCATCGCGAAAACTGAAACTGACTTTCAGGTGACGGTCAGCGCGATGGCGCTGCGCGAGTTGCTCGCCGCCCATACCGACATCAGCGCCAAGGGCGCGAAGCCGAAGGAGGCATGACCATGCGAATTTGGATGCCCAAGCTGGTCGCATGCACGATCATCGGCTACGCGCAGCTCACGCCCTATTTCGACCTGAAGGGGTATATGCGCCGCTGGTGGGTTCGCAAGCCCAAGGGGCACGACGCGAGCGCCGCCGCCGACGGCCGTCGCGATACCTCATGGGGCGCCCGCGTGCACAACACGCTCCGTAGCGACGAGGGTCGGGATCTGCATGACCACCCTTGGTGGAGCATCTCTATCGTGCTGCTCGGCGGTTACTGGGAAATCATGCCGACCGAGCAGGAGCAGCCCCCGCGGCTGGATAGCCAGCCGGAAACGTCATTGCTGCGCGGATATCGCCGGGTCTGGCGTGGCCCCGGCTCAATCGTGTTCCGGCGAGCCACCGACCGACACCGACTCGAAATCCCCGAAGGCGGCGAAGCCTGGTCCCTGTTCATCATGGGGCCGTGGCAGCGCAACTGGGGCTTTCACACTGATCGCGGATGGGTCAACTGGCGGGAGTACTCGAAGGCCCCGGGTCGGCGCTAGAAACCGCAGGCTTCCGCTTTTGCATGGCGTCTCGCATGTAGCGACTTTCACGGATAGAGATATCTAGAAGCTCATCTCGCACAAACATGGTCAGTTCAACGGCCTTATCAATAGCCGTCTTCGATACGCGTGCCGCCTTGATCTTGTCGTAACTAGGAACATTCTGCGTTGCAGCACATACCCGCATGGTGTCTATTACGGACGTCGCCTGGTCGCCGGCTACTCCAAGGGCGAGCGCGAGCGTCTCGAAGAGCGGAAGGAGCGCCAACTGCTCCTCGCGCGAACTGATGGTGAGATGCTCAAGCTCTGTGGCGATGTAGGCGTATCGCCCCGGATCAAGCTCGACTACGGTGCCCTCTCTTAGCGCCCCCTGGACTGCCTCCAAAGTCGCGACAACGTTAATCATCCGGTAATGCAGGCCTACCGCTGTCAGCCTTGCCGATGCATGGCCGCTGCTGCGCCTTTCTCTCAAGTCACGGGTCGCAACCCAGATCGTGCCACCAAAAGCTGCTGCGGCGGCAACGGCTTGCGCCCAGCCCGACCAATCTTGACTTGATGTTGGCTGGTACTGCCATGCCTTGGCCAGAAAAAGACCACCGACAGCGCCGCCTAGAAAGCTATAGACCCCGAATCGCATAGCTGCGTACCTCATCATATTTTTCGGAATCCTAGCATGAGCCCCTACGAACCCCGCCCCGAAGGGCTGAATACCCAGCCAGCGCCGCCGCCTGTGGTCGAGACGCTCAAGCCCCGCACCTGGCACGGGGGAGCGCCTCCGCATGTGGGGTGGTGGAACGCAACGGATCTGCCCGAGGAAAGTCGGACCGCACCTCCGCTTGAGCGATGTAGTCGAAGCTGCGAACGCACCTCGTGAACATCCTCAGCCCGTCGTGTGGTCCGACTACTGGCCCGAGAACGCACGCGTGCCGCGCGTCAATCCGAATGAGGTGGAAGCATGACCTGCACGCAAGAGCAGTTCCTGAAGGATGTCGGCGCACACGCGATGACGGTGGTCCGCGACAGTGGCACCGACCGGCACATCAAGTTTCGGAACACCGATGGCGGTTCGCCGTACTGGTTCGAGATCCTGACGTGGCCCGGCGCGCTGTGCATTCGGGGTGACATGGGCACCTACGTCTTCTCACGCCTTGCCGACATGTTTGAGTTCTTCCGGACCGATGATCGCGGCGATCCGGCGAAGCTGTACATCAACAGGGGGTACTGGTGCGAGAAGCTCCAGGCCGTCGACAGCGACGGGTACGGTCGTGGCCGCGCCGACGAATTCTCGTACGAGAAATTCGAGAAGCGCGTGAAGGAACGTGTCGAGAGCCATCTGGAAGACGCCGAAATTTCCGATGAGCGCCGCACTGAACTGATGGCAGAGATTCAGGAAGAGATCCTGTCGCCCGTGCTCGACCACCGGGACGAGGGTGACGCGTTCAGGCGCATGAGCGATTTCCACGCCCGTGACTTCCCTGACCTCTTTGCCGACTGCTGGGAATGGAACTGCAAGGAATACACCTTCCATTTCGTCTGGAACCTGTACGCGATCGCCTGGGCAATTCGTCAATACGATGCTGCGAAAAAAGCGACAGCCGACAGCTTGGAGAACCAGAATGCCTGACCTCAAGACTGTGACGTTTGATGCGAGCCAGTAACGGCAGCCTCCTGCAGTCCCCCAGCGCAGCTAGCATTGGGCAGGTCCGCTGTGGCGCGAAAGACTAGCGATCAATACCGGCACCGTCAAGCACTGTGCCAAGTTGCGCTTGCGCTAGCTCAAACTCGACGACGAGCCGGTCGATCGCCTCTCTTTCGTCCATCAAAATTTGGATTCGATCCGATTCGGACGCCGATCCAAGAATATTGAGATGCATATCGAGTTCTAACGCAATTCTTTGCAAACTCAGAAGCGCTCGTATTGCCATGGGATCCAACAGACGCTCCCATGAAAATGCGCGCACTGCTCCGACCTTATCCTTGAATGCCGCCCACTCCCCGATACCTCGCACAAACATTCGATTGTGCGTTCCCGTCGCTGCAATGGACAAAGCGGCAAGGTCTTCCCTCACAAGATCGAATAGAAGACGCAACGTTATGAGCGGTTCCCTCCGTCGAGCTTCGCCTTCAATTCTTCTTTGCCGCCAGGGCACATAGATTGCGATGCCAATTGCGCATATTGATCCGATTGCCTGAACCCACGCGGCCCAATCAGATGCAGAGAGTTCGAAAACCGAGCGCGTCGCGATCACACCAACGACGACCAACGTGCCTGCGACACAAGCCCAAAGCACTACTGGCAACCCGAACCAAGACTTCATTCTGTATCCCCAATTTTCGAGGCATCCTAGCATGAGCACCGACGCCACACGCCCGGTACGCGAGCGCCCTATCCTTTTCAGCGCGCCGATGGTGCGCGCAATCCTCGACGGCTCGAAGACCCAGACGCGGCGCGTGATGAGGCCGCAGATGGTCTACGGCGACGTGTGCGGCATCTTCCCGTCGTGGTATCTCCCTACCGGGCCGGACAGCGGGACGCTGTGGCCCAATGGCAAGGTTCAGATTCTGGCGACGTGCCCATACGGCGGCTCCGGGGACCGCCTATGGGTGCGCGAAACAACGTACAACGTCGAGGGTAACGGCTTTCGAGGACCTGTATTCGTCGAGTCTGACGAGGGACGTTACGCCGCAGAGTGCGGCTACGGCGAGTACGACGACCCTGATCAGATCGAGCCGCATCAGCTTCGCAAGCGTCCGGCAATCCACATGCCGCGATCAATGTGTCGGCTCGTGCTCGAAATCACCGACGTGCGCATCGAGGGGTTGAATCACATCAGCGAGTCAGACGCTCGCGCCGAAGGAGTGACGATCGAGGATCGCCACACTACCGGCTACTGTGCCGGTGCGTATTACCCGCCGAGCATTCGCGCCTTCCGGGATCTGTGGGAATCGATCAGCGGCCCCGGCTCGTGGGACGCCAACCCGTGGGTGTGGGTGGTCGAGTTCCAACGCGTCGACAGCGCTAAGGGCGCGTGATGCGATCAGACAACTCGAAAGTTTCCACCCCACAGAGGCTGATATTCGTCGTAGCGAATCGAATGAGTGTCTTCGTCGAAAAAGATCCCACTCGCGAGTGCGCTCGATATTGCCCGGCGACAAACCGCTTCGATCTCATCGGAATCAGCACGGATCCCAGTGCCCTCGGGCAGATCAACACCGAAACTTTCACGACCGACGGTACCGTCGATGCGATTGAATACAACCGTGTATGCCGCGTCTCCCTCGCGAGCCACGATGCCAACGGAATACTTAGATTCGCCCCCTTCAAGCGGCGGGTAAAACGTAAAGCTAACTGCGTCAAGACGTCCCGTTGCCATGTCATCCCTCCAGCGTTTCGAGGAATCCTAGCATGACCTCCCCTACCCGCCCCATGATGCGATACCACGGCGGCAAATGGCGTTTGGCCGACTGGATCATCGCCCAGTTTCCGCAACATAAGGTCTACGTCGAGCCGTTCGGTGGCGTGGCATCCGTTCTCATGAAGAAGCCTCGCAGCCACGGCGAGGTCTACAACGACCTCGACGGCGACATGGTCAACGTCATGCAGGTCATTCAAAACTCGTGGTCGCGTGATGCCCTCGCAGAAGCGCTCACGTTCACGCCATACGCGCGCGCCGAGTTCGAAAAGGCGTGGGAGTTTACCGACGAACCGATCGAGCGCGCGCGACGCACGTTCATCCGCGCAGAGATGGGCTTCGGCTCAGCCGGTGCCACGAAGGGCACTACGGGCTTTCGCATCGATACCAAGCGCAACTACGGGACAGCGATGCAGGTTTGGTCTCGCGTTCCCGAGGGTCTTCGCGCGTTTGGACTTCGGCTCCAGGGCGTGCTCATCGAAAACCGACCAGCCCTGCAGGTGATGCGCGATCACGATACGCCGCACACGCTCTTCTACGTCGATCCGCCGTACGTCCATGACACCCGCAAGATGGGCTCAGCGTGCTACCGACACGAGATGAACGACGATCAGCACATCGAAATGCTAGACACATTGCTCGAGCTGGACGGGATGGTCATTGTGAGCGGCTACCCGCACCCAGCTTATGACTCGCGCCTTTCTGGCTGGCGTCGCGTGGAAACGAAAGCGCGTATGGCTGCCGGGCGCGGCACCGGCACCCGCACGGAGGTGTTGTGGATCTCGCCCAAGGTGCCGCAATCGGGCCTTTTGCTGGAGGTGGCATGAACGCACTACGCTATCTGTCCGTCTGCTCGGGCATCGAAGCCGCGACTTGCGCATGGCATCCGCTCGGCTGGCAGCCGTGGGCGTTCTCGGAAATTGAGCGCTTCCCCGCCGCCGTGCTCGCGCACCACTACCCCCACGTGCCCAACCTGGGCGACATGACCAAATTCAAGGACTGGCCCGATGCAACTATCGATCTTCTCGTCGGCGGAACCCCTTGCCAGTCCTTCAGCGTCGCTGGACTCAGAAAGGGACGGGCAGATCCGCGTGGCAACCTCATGCTCACCTATCTTGCCATTGCTCGCCGCTACGCTCCCCGCTGGCTGGTCTGGGAAAACGTCCCCGGCGTACTGTCATCGAACAAGGGGCGGGATTTTGGCGCCTTCCTCGGGGGCCTGGCAGAACTCGGGTATGGGTTCGCCTACCGCGTTCTTGACGCTCAGTACGTCCGAGTGGAATCACACTCTCGCGCCGTCCCTCAACGACGCCGGCGTGTGTTCGTTGTCGGATATCTTGGAGACTGGCGACGTGCCGCAGCGGTACTTTTTGAGCGCGAAAGCATGCTCGGGTATCTTGCGCCGCGCCGCGAAGCGGGGCAAAGAACTGCCCCCACCCTTAGCGCGCGCACTCGCGGCGGTGGCGGCCTCGGAACCGATTTCGACTGCGACGGCGGATTAATTCCCGAAGTCGGCCGCGCACTCACTACGAGTAATCAGAGAATCGATGCGGAGACGGAGACGGAGACGTTGCTCGTTGCCGAACCTTACACGCTCGCGATTCGCGGGCGCGATGGCGAGCATCAGCTCGAATACCGTCAAGACGGTACAGCGAATGCCGTGCTAACGCCGAACGGTGGCCGCGCGGGAATCGGCGTCGGTGCCATCGCATTTGACACCACTCAAATCACGAGCCCGGAGAACGGCAGAAATCCTCAACCGGGTGGCCCATGTCACCCGCTGTCCGCGTCCGCACATCCTCCGGCCATCGCCTTCGACTGCAAGGCGAGCGGACGCAATGGCTTCGCCGTAGGCGACATCGCCGCGACTCAGCGGTCGATGGGCCATGCCAACAGCCACACAAACGGCGGCGGCCATCAGGCCGTCATGGTCGGCTCAGCAGTGCGCCGACTCACGCCACGCGAGTGCGAACGCCTTCAGGGTTATGAGGACGATTACACGCTCCTGCCAGGCAAAGCCCCGGATGGCCCGCGTTACAAAGCCCTCGGCAACAGCATGGCGGTGAACGTGATGCTATGGATCGGCGAGCGAATCCAGAGCGTCGAGAACTTGGAAATCGAGAAGGCAGCATGACCACCCACCCGGCCACGGCCGAAGCACTGAAAGAGATTCTGCGGGTTACTACGGGAGATTGGGGAATTTAGACGTGAGCGCCGCCGGCGCACGATTGGATAGCGGGGACGCCCTTGTTAGCGCGTCCCCGTTTGCATTGAAGCGCGGGTGACCGCGAGAGATTGGAGGATTGGAACATGGGAAAACTCGTTCCTGTGGCTGAAGCAGCGGCAATCCTAGGGGTCCCAGTAGCGTTCGTCTGCCGACTGGACACCGAGGGCCGCATGATTCAGCGGTTCAAACTGACCCGTAAAACACACGTATACGACATCGACTCACTGTATAGATATCTCGAATCATGCCGATCGAAACCATTGCAAAATCCGGTAAGAAGCGTTTCCGCTGGACGTTCGAGCGCGTCATCGAGGGCGAGCGTATCCGCAAAACAAAACTCCTCCCTGCTGGAGTTACTGCGGCCGAAGCGGACAAAATAGCGCGCGAGTGGGAGGCAGAAGTCTACGCCATAGCCACGGGCGCGCGTAAGCCTGTTGTGACGATCGGCGAATGTGTTCGAAAGCACATTACCGACAAGCAGGGCGAATGGAAGGACGCCGAGGCCCGCGTGCGGATCTTGGAGAAATGGCGCGCCGAGTACGACGACTCGCCGGCCGATGACCTGCACGATTGGTCGGTGAAATTCATCGGGTATCTGCGCGCGAGTCGCGATCATGACGGAGATCCGAAGCGCGCCCTCACCGACGCGTCGATCCGGAACATCCTTGCCTATATCCGAGCGGCGGTGAAGTACATGCACAAGATAGGCAAGATCGAACATGACAACACGAAGCGGATGGTATTCCCGGCCGTCAACAACGAGCGACATGCCTATCCGCAGCGAGCCGAAATGCTGCGGATAGCGCGCGTGTGCAAGAACCGAGAGGTTCGCGCCGCCATCCTGATCGCCTTCTATTCCGGAATGAGACGATCGGAGATCCTACGCGCAAAAGTCACGAAGAAAGGCTTCTCGCTGGCAGACACAAAGAACGGCACGCCTCGCATTGTTCCCATCCATCGCAAGGTAGCCGTCTGGGCCAGGCGCGTAAAGTTCACGATCGGCGACGTCCACTTTTCCGATGTGTGGGACCGTGCGCGCATAGCCGCCGGACTGCCGAACGTCCGATTTCACGACCTTCGGCACGGGGCTGCGTCGGAGATGATTAATGCAGGGGTGGACCTGTACACGGTAGGCGCAGTTCTAGGGCACAAGTCGATGGTCTCCACGAAGCGCTATAGCCACCTCGTAACGGATCGACTTAGCGCCGCCGTGGCCAAGATCGGCAAGCGGTAA